GTAATGACATAATTTTGTGTATGTTTTATAATATTAAATATAGAAATTGATGTTTCTGACAAAAAACTCAAAAATCATCTTCAAAGTAAAGCTTGAAATCTCTAAGAACTGCTGTAAATTCGTAATGTTGGTCATCTAAAGTCTTTTCAAAGATTAAATCAAATACTTCTCTTTGTGTCATATCATAGGCTAATGCTTCATTATTAAACAAAGCATAGAGCGCAAAATAAATTTGTTTTTTATCTTCTGCGCTCATTGCTTGATATTCTTTATATGTGAATTCTATATTAAATTCCTCAAATTGATCTATCATTATCCTCTTTTGGTTTTTTTACCTTGTTGTAATACCATTCCTTTTTCTTTTGAAGCTGTTCCTTTTTATTCTTCTCATACCATTCTCTGGCATATTTCTGTTTTAAAGTTTCTTCTTTAACCTTAGTTTCACTTACTTCTGGTTTAGGTCTATCTACATGACTATAAGAAATGTGTCGTTTAGTGAACACGTCATTGTAGATTGGTGCTAAAATATGAGTTACTGATTTCTTTGAAGACTTGTCAACTCTTTTTGTATTTGCAGGTCTAATGATTGCAATCTCTGTAATTTCTTGAGTAGCATCTACATTAGCTAGTCTCCCTAACAGATAGGACCATATCAGGGCAGCTTCTTGCGATAACTGATATTCTATACATTCTGTGTAGATTGATCTTCTCTTGACGTCTCCCATGTATTCAGCGGCACAACGTAACGTTACTTTAGAATCTACTCCTCTGATGGTTTCAATTAGACCAAGATCTTTTAACTTCTTGGTCTCTTGAAATGCTTTGCCTTGTGGTGCATTATAGTTAACTGTATCGATATCATCAGTGTACATTTCAAAGTAGTGTTCTGGTCCGTAAATGCCTGCAAACTTTGTGAGTAATCCTATGAGTAGAACTTGGCCTTCTTTAGGTTTAGTTGAGAGCCATTCTGAGTAACTTGATGGTATGTATAGTTTCATTTATTGTGTATGTTATAAGATATTTATCATTTTTATTAATTAACTTTTTTTAGGTCCAGGCTTAATACTCCTCTTTGCTGTCCATCTTAAGTTTAAGACGTTATTATTTTCACGGTTGTTATCTATATGTTCAACATACTTGCACTGACCAGGATTATCCAGAAAGTGAATGGCAACTAATCTATGCACATAAGGTCCAGTTGGTATACCTAGAAATTTATATTCACTACCTGCTCTGCCCTTCCAAAATTGTCTAACTTCTCTTTCTGATATTAAAATGTTATCTTGATTATAATGTTTAAGTATTACTCTACCATTATCTGAAATTAACCATTCACTAACACCTATTTTTTCAGTTGTAGTACCATTAATACAAGGTATTCTATAATTATAAGGTTTTCTTTTAAATATTTTAAAGTTTTCCATGATTAATATAAATATGTTGTTTTTGGGTTTTCTCTATTATAAAGGTTTCTCATTGCTATTAAAGCTTGATTCTCATCGTCATGACATGATTGAGTATACCATTCATCTTCTTGTCCTAGGATATTGCGATCGATCCAAGTCATTTTTCCATATCTCTTTTGTACACAAAAAGAAACATGTTTAGTTGGAACACAATATGGTTCTTTAATTTCTTTCCATTCTTCAATTCTAATTCTATAATTTTCTTGATTTTTCATAATTCTTATATTTTTCTAAGGTTTGTATCATCAATAACTAATCTGTCACACATCTCCCAAATTCTATCTTTAACTCTAATACCATATTTGTCTTCAATTGCTTTTTCATTTAAATTTGTAGTAAAAATCAATTTAATTTGACGATCTGGATTCATTTGATTAATATCATAAATTCTTTGTACAACATAAGCAATAGGATCTAATCCATTACCAAAGTGTTTAACATCATCTTCTAATCCTAAATCATCAATAACTACTACATTATTGTGTAACCAAATTTGATTATTAATAATTGATTTTACAGCTTCTAATCCATTAGCTTGGAATTCCATTGCTAATACTGAAGCGCTAACCATTCTTTCTTTTCTGATTAATGTTGTTTTACCAACACCTGGTGAACCAATTAATATAGCGCCATTGTTAGAATTTACTAAATATTCTTTTGCTTCTGTTCTGTTTAATTTAACTGATGTTGTCATAATCTTGTATAAATGTTTTAGTATCTTTATTTGTTTTTGTTTTTTTATTTAACTCTTCTGCTTGTAACCATGATTCAGTAAAGCATTGCTCTGTAATATAGTTTTGTAAAGATTTAACGAATGTACCAGCTACTGCTAAATAACGTTTTAGGTTTATTGCTGCTAGTTTAGCTTCTTCTTTAGTTAACGTATTAAATTTCTTTAAACCATGTTGGCGATTACCAATTCTATTTTTAGGATATGCTTCAACGATTTTAAAGAAAATCTTTCCATAGAAATCTTTATTAACGTTATCAGAAGACGGTACGTCTAATTTACTATTATTCCTTGTATTATTTAATCTTGTAGTATTATCTAGGTCATCTGAGACCATAGCCCTAGGTTCATTTTTGACCATAGGGCTAGGTTCATTTTTGACCATGCCTGTGGTCAAATATATTTTACGTTCTTCTATTTCTTTGCTATCACCTTTATAAACAAATTCACGTTTTATGAATTGATTGTCTTCTAATTCTTTGATAGCTCTTTTAATAACAGAAGAACTGCATTTCATTACTTCTTCAAAGTAATTATTACTAGCATAACAATATTTCTTTTTGTTAGATAATACTGTTATATGACCATATAAGACCATTGCTTTTGCAGTTATATTAGCATCCCATATTTCTGATGGGATAACCATGTAGTAAGATTGATGTTTGCTCATGTTATTTGTTATTTTTAATTTCGTATTTTATACAGTTGATGAATAAAATTGATTCAAATTGTTGGAGTGCCGTCATGTTATTCTATTTCTTTTTTAAATCTTTTAGCAGAGACTTTAGTGACTCTACTATGTCTTATGTTAGTTGCTATTAGCATGATAACATATTGCTTTTGTTCTTTTAAATATTCAAAGAAATTTCTCATTTCTTCTACTTCTTGCGGTTTACATTCTATAATGTAATGCTGGTGTTCTGTCATGTTACTTGATTTTTGTTTTATAATATCCTGTTTCTACTCGTTCTAATGCGCCTTTCATAACTAAACCGTTCAAAATCCAGTTGATTTGCTTCCAATCTAATCCAGTTACATGCATAAGGTATCTGATGTTAGTTGTCGTGTCGACCAGCGTGTTTTTATAACATTGCTGTAGGATTATAACCTGTTCGACAGTGAGTGAGCCATCACGCTCTAATGCGTTTGTGTGAGCTATATACTTTTCTAATGTGGGTAGTGATGCTAGTGCCATAATTAAAACATTTGTGGGATTTTGTTTAAAGCATAATAACCTCGTTTACCTCTGATAACCCATCTCATTTCGATTAATGGTAAAGCTTTTTCTCTCATACATTTAGCTGTAACGTTCATTGTTTTAGCTAAATCATCAAATGAAACCCAGTCTCTTTGGTGATCTTGTGCGTCTAATAGACACATCAATAATACTTTTTGGTAAGAATCGATTGATTCTGCGTGTAAAATGTTTCTTAAATTCATGTTTTTAAATTTTATTTGTGTTAGTAATTATTTACTTAACTTATATATCTATCTATTTAATTGTTTCAAAATATCATATAGTATTAAAAATATTATAATATTATTATAACATAAAAAAGCCGCTGAAGAATTTCAGCGGCTGGGGAGAGATAATAAAAAATAAAAAATAAAATAAATCAAAAATCAGATGGCACTCTGCATTCAATTCTTATTATATATTAAAACTTTTAAGATAGTTTCAAAGAAATTACTTCGTTTTCTATAATTATTTGACCTTCTTTAACTAAATTATCTACTTCTGTAGCAATATCAGCAGCCTCATAACCATTTAATAATCTACCAATCTCTTCAAGACTAGTTCCTTTCTTCATTTTTGTGTAAATAAAGACAACTTCTTGTACTTTTGTTTTTAAATCTTTCATTTTTGTTGTTGTGTTTTTATGATACTGTTACTGAATCAATCCAAAGATATTTAGCAGTCATATTATCTGTTCTTGCATATAATTGTACGTATCCGTTATCTAAAATTTCAGCAATGTCTACGTCTAAACCTGTATACGTGTAATCAGCCCAATCAGTTGTTATTGCTTTAGTCTCGACGTTGTTGTACGATACAGATAATAAACTATTAACAGTTGATGTAGATGTTCTCAGTTTTGTTGAGTTTAATCCAAAATCAACATTAGTATTCGCACTAGCCTTTGCTCTAATTGTAATTGTTTTAGCTAAATTATTATTATTATAGTATGAATATATTGGAATTCCACTTTGAATATTATTTGCTATAGTTACTTTAGATGTTCTCAATGAATTAGTACCTGTATCAAAAACAGAAGAATCAGCAAATGCTATATTACTATTACCATAAACTAATTTTTCACCTTCGCTATCATAAACAATAGCAAGAGGTCTCATAATTCCAGGATATGTACCCATTGAAACTAAACCAGTCTCAATACCACTTGCAAATTGTTCTTCTATGTTTGTGGATATTGTAATTTGATTAAATGCGTTAATATTACCAGTATTAATAACAATACTATATGCTGTATTTGGTCCAACTACACTGATAGAATTATCTATACTACAAGCTGATGTTACAGAGCCTGGAAATAAACAAATATTTTCAGTGGTACCATTATTATTTCTTGTAGCTATTGTTAAATTATCGATTTTAGCACCAGCACTCATAGTAGCTCCGTATGTTTGTACACCTGTACCAAATGTACTTCTATAGTACATATTAACAATTCTATATTGTATCGTAGATGAAGCTGAAGTTGCAACTGTATTTGAATACCAAATATTTTCAAATCTCAATTGAAATGAATTCGTTGGTCCAACAGAAGAACTACCAAGTGCAGAACAAAAGTTAGAATTAGTATAATAATGATTTGGTGAACCATACACGGGGTGTGGAGAAACTGCTCCAGCACCAAATGGTGAAGTTGTACCTGAATTTATAAATGCTAAATTACCAGGGTACCATCTAGATGTACTACCAGCAAACATTGTAGACAAATGTGATAACATAAATCTATCAAAATACATTTCACCAGCAGCAGCGCCAGTTACTCCAGTAAATCCTGTACCAGAATTTGCTGTAGCAGTAGCTCCTTGATAATTCATAACAGTCCATCCTGTTTGTTCTGTGTAATTATTTACCCAACCACCAGTTACATTAAAAATATTTTTATTTGCAATATTTACGTTTTCAAAAGTAACAGCTGCAGTAGTAGTATAATAGTGTTGAGTAGTTATTTTAGAGAATGTTAAATTAACATTAGCTGTTCTATTCCATGCTCCATCTAATACAATAGAGCTAGCTCCTACTGAAAATACTTTGTAAAAGAACTTCTGATCTCCAAACTCTGCATCATTAACTGTGATAATATCACCTGGTAAAAGTATTCCAGTTAAATTACTTGAAGTGTTCCATGTTGTACTAGTATTTGATGTAGATGTAACAGTACCTGGTAAATCTGTAAATCCAGAACCAGCTACTCTAATTTCATCACCATTTGCTCCAACGTTCATGGCTTTATTAATGGTTTTGTATGGAGTCGCTATCGTTCCATTACCTGTTGTGTCATTACCGCTGAGATAATCTGTATACCAAATTGACATATTATTTAGTTATTTTAATTGTTATAAATTTAATGCAATCATCTAAATTGCCATCATATATGTTGTCCATTAATAAAGAATCTGTATCTAAACTGAAAACAGAAACTTTAAATGTACCATTATATTCTATGACTTTATAACATAATTGGTTTTCTATTGAAAAATCGGTGTATATTGATTCCATTATTTAAATTTTATATTTAAACCATCTGTTAAATACGCATTATTATCAGTATTTATACCCAAAACTATATTTAAACCAGAAGTTAACCATAAAGTTTGAGTAACAGGTGGTGTGCTTCTTTGCCATACAAGAGTAGCACCTCTGTAAACAAAATTTACATCAGTACTTGCTCTTTTTAAATCTGTTATGCTATTTATTTGTCTTTTAATGTCTCCCATTATTCAATAAAATATAATGTTGTTGCTGAATATGTACCTAAAGCTGTATATTCTGCTTGAGTTCCACTCCAAACGTTTGTTATTGTATTAGGTCCTGATGTTGTAATAGTTCCAGATGGTGTAATACCACTAGTACCAGACGTACCAGATCCATCCACACCGCTCGTTCCACTTGTACCATTGTTACCATCAGTTCCACTAGTTCCGTTTAATCCTGACGTACCTGATGAGCCCGCAGCACCGTCTACTCCACTTGTACCAGATGTTCCACTTGTACCTGAAGCTGCGGCAATAGAAGTAGTAACGTATGAATATTCACCGTCTTCTGTATACCAATTTACAATTTTAGCAGTAGACACATAGTTAGACAAATAAACTTTAACAATCATTCTGTCTGTTAAAGCTACAGTAGTATGTGGAAATACAATATCTACTGATGTTTCAGATGGCGTTACAGCATCATTCCAATTAATTACAGTTGCAGCTGTTTGATAAATTGGACTATAACCAATACCTGCTGAATTAGCTAATTGTAATGTTGCATAAATTTGAATATCATCATTTTCTTGTGGCTTTAAAGCATGAAAGTGAAATCTTTGTATACCAGATGGAATTATAGTAAATCCAAATTGAGGTGTTAAAAATTCTTGAACTAAAACTCCTTGTTGACTACCTGCTAAATTTTTAATAATAGTTTGAAGAGAACCCATAGTCGGTTCATCAGATAAAACTTTATACGGAATCACATCTGAATCCATAGAATTGTTAAAATAGTAAACTCTACCAGATGAAACTCCATTCGAACCAGATGTTCCAGATGTTCCAGATGTACCGCTTGTGCCTGACGTTCCAGGTGTTCCTGGTTCAGAGATACCTGATGTACCACTTGTTCCATTAGCTCCGCTAGTTCCGTTTAAACCTGAAGTACCAGATGAGCCTGCTTGACCACTTGTACCACTAGATCCTGTTAAACCAGATGTTCCAGCTGTTCCACTTGTACCTGAACTTCCTATTCCTGATGTTCCTGATGTTCCTGCTGATCCTGTTTGTCCAGAAGAACCATTAACTCCACTTGTACCTGAAGTACCTGTTGCTCCAGATGTTCCACTTGTTCCAGAAGTTCCTGACAATCCTTGAGTAGGTCCAACCCAGTTTCCGTTTTGATCGACAACTTCGCCATATTCTTCTATAAATAAATTTTTAGAAGTTAGGAATCCAACTTCAACGTCAGTTTCTGATACCTTAATTGGTAATTCATTACCTTCACCATCAGATAGCGGTTTTAATGTACCATCAATTGGCTCGTTATCTAATGTCTTGATTAAACCTTTAAAGGTTTCGTAAATGTATTTGTTTAATAAACTTGCCATATTATGCTATTCTAATTTTAACTGTTCCGTTTGTGTGATAGAAACCTCCAACTGGTATATTACCCGCTGCAGCAGCTGCATCATCTGCAAAGTCTTTTGCTACTGTATCTTGTGATTGTAATAAATTGATTGATAGTGTATTAGGCGTATTAGCTGTAATGTTGTTACCAATAATCATTGCTCCATTAGTAGATAAATTAGAACGACCGATAACGATTGCATCATCTCCAACTATTTGATTTTCTGTACCAATTGCAACAGTGTAATTACCAGCAACTTGGTTACTACCCAAGATGTTAACGTATTGTCCAAAAACAGACATTCCTGAACCAATAACGTTAATGTATTGGCCAGCAACTGTATTACCGTTACCTAAAATATTATTGCTACCAAATCCAAAGTCACCTCCGTATACTTCGTCATCAGATCCAAATACGTTGTTGTTACCACCAACATAAACACCGCTTCGATTACCGATAATAGAGTTATTCATTTGAGAGTAATCTGCAGAGAATGCACTAATACCAATAACTACAGAACCAGGTGCTGCTTGACCAAATTTACCAATGTAAACAGATTCAGAGAAACATGCTGCGTATGTACCTAATGCAATTGCATCAACTACATCAACTGGCATATAAAGAATTCTACTTGGTGCTCCAATGTTTATTACGTTATCTGCTAAAGGACCATAGTCTGCAGCATAGTTTGGATTAGTAGTTACAATTGCTTGTACATCTTGAATATAAAGATTTTGTGAACCATCTAAACCACTAGTTCCAGATGTTCCAGCTGCACCATCAATACCAGATGTACCACTTGTTCCATCAGTACCGCTTGAACCATTAGAACCATTTAAACCAGCATAGCCGTTACGTCCTGATGTACCAGAAGTACCAGACGTTCCATTAATTCCACTAGTTCCAGAGCTACCTGTTAAACCAGATGTTCCACTAGTTCCAGATGTTCCAGTTCCACCTCCACCACCGCCGGGTCCTACGAAATATCCATCTTCATTGATGACTTCGCCAAATCCTGCGATATTTAAGCTTTTAACTGTAGCAACTGTTGAAATTTCTACTTCAGTTTCACTTACCTTTATTGGCATTTCATGACCTTCACCATCAGTTAATGGTTGTAAATCTGCACTCAATCCTGAGGTTCCAGATGTACCAATACCTACAACTGATTTGTAAGATTCGTAAATGTATTTGTTTGTTAAATCTGCCATTATATGTTATATTTTAATTACATTCGTTCCATTTAGCTACAGCAAATTGCCATAAATCTGGCGCTGAATTCCATTTCAAACAGTCTGTGTCGTTGTTAGTTAAGTAAACTACATTTTCTTCTGCTTCGTTGTCTGAAATATAAGTTACGGTGTTAACTTCATTTGAAGTACCGTCTAAATACATTTGACCTTCATCTATTAAATAGCCAAAGTCTGGACTTAATGTTGCTGTATCTATTGCCCAAAGTTTATAGTCCCAATTTCCATCAGGTGACATAGTAACTAATCCATTTTCAGGATCTTGATCATTAAAATGTACTAACGTAATTCTAAATTTAGTGTACCTTGTGTTTTGTGTCAGAATTTCTGGCATCACATAAGTCCATCTATTAGTAAAACCATTTTTAAAACCAAAAAGAAATAGATTAGATGTATAAGGAATATCAGCATCCAATGTATTAACATAAATTAATATGTCATCATTTGCTTGTAAATTTTGTAAATTAATCATCTGTTAGAATCTTTTTATAATTATAAATATAAGAATTGAACATGTTGACACAAAGCATAAAAAAAGGGACTCATTTGAGTCCCTTTTCTTTGAAATAATCTAATTAAAGATTATGCGTTTACGATAGTGATACCAGTTACTACGTCTGCTACAGTACCATCTAAGATACCAGCTGATGCAGGCTCTTGAGATTGGAATACTAAAGTGTAACCGTTAAGGTCACCTACTGCAGTTCCAGTAGCGGCAGTACCTGAAGACATTACCATACCTCTAGTTAAACCAGCGATGTATGAAATACCATTGTTATCTTCGAATGCAATTCTTAAATCTCTATTTGCTGCTAACAACAAAATTTGATTTCTTTTTTCTGCACTCATTTTTTGTAATACGATTGTTAATTCTCCTTGGTAGAAAACTGTACCATTTACGTTAGAAACTGTGATAGCTTCATTGTAAAATGCAGTGTCCTTAGCTAATTCAAACTGATAGAAAGAACCAGAACCTACGATGTCGGTGATTTCACCAGCAGCTTCAGTTGTTGAAGTTATTTCTCCAGCTAAAATGTAAGCTGTTTTTAAACCGCCAATAGAATTCATACAATCTAACGCTAATGCTGATGTGATGTTACAAGCCATGTTATAAATTGTTTTTTGTTTTTAAATAAGTGGGTCCGAAGACCCACTTTATTGGTTGTGGTTTAAATTATGCTACAGTAGAAACGAATTGAGATGCATAAGCAGCAGTACCCAATTTGAATTTAGACATAAAGTTTACTTGATCTTGTGATGGATCGTAGTAGAATTTAAATTGATCTTGGTTATCGATGATACCAGTACCCATGAAAATGTATTTTTTAGGTCCAACAATTACAGCTGAATCACCTGCTGGATCAACTAATCCTGGAGCAGCAAATACTTTTACGTTTGTACCTGGGAAGATGAAAGAAGATTCAGCAGCACCAGTTACGTTGTTAACATTTGGATATTGTAACAAGATAGAGTTACCTTCTTTTTGTAATCCTTGTGTTAATTTAGAGTAAGTAGCATAAGAAACGAAAGCAACGATATCGTCTTCTTGTTTCAATGCAGTTGGGATTAAATCAATTACAGCCCACATGTTAGCTACAGCGTTAGCAGCAGTCCAAGCAGTAGAGTAAGCAGATGCATCAACAGCACCTTCAGCTACAGAAGTTTGGAACAATAAACCGTCAAGGTTTGCACCGTCTCCAGCCCATAATGTAGATTCAACGTATTGGTTGATTTCTTTGATTTTTAAATTTGCAATTTGCTCTTCGAAAGGAACAGACTCATGCATTGCATTAGCTGATAATTGAGAAGACAACCAGTAGTCATATAATGAATCTGGACATAAAGTCTCTTTTAACATTTTAGCACCAACTACGATTGGTAATTGAGTGAAGATAGTTGAAGTGTTTCCAACTGCGCCAGCTCCAAATCCGCAAGCTGCGTCTTTTACGTCTGCAACACCATCTAAGATGTTGATGTTTACTGTACCTGATACTAAACCAGCTTTAACTGTTAAGTTATTTACTGTTTGTGGTTTTAATAACGCTTTAGTAATCAAATCAGTTTGTGAAGTTTGGTCTACGTAAGTAGTAAGACCTGATAAATTAAAACTCATGATTTTTAGGTTTTTTTAATTTTTGTTTGTGTTTGTGTAATAAATTACTTTTTCATTGCATTTTTAATAGCTGATAATTTCATCTCGATTGAGTCGATATCATCAACAACTTTTGCAGTAGCTACTTTTGCAATAGGTGTAGCTGCTGGCATTTTTGAGAATTTCTCCATTTTAGTTTTCATTGCACTCATTTCTTCTTTAACGATAGAAACTTCTTTTGCAACTTCTTCAACAGCTTCGAAAATAGCTTTCATTTGTTCAGCAACTTTTTCAGTTACTTTTTCAATGATTGCGTCTTCCATAGCTACATCAACTTTAGGCTCTTCGATTACTACTTCTTCAGCAGCTCCTGAAACTTCTACGATTGGTGCTTCTGCTCCAGCTTCTGAATCTGCTTCCGCTTCTTCTTCACCTGCTGCTGAAACTTCGATAATTAAACCTGCTTCATCTAATTCAATTTTAGTACCGTCTTCTAATACGTGTTCACCTGCAGGCGCTGGAGATTTACTTCCATCTTCTGCAACGATTAAGACGCCAAAACCTGGCTCTAATCTTTCGTATTCTAAAACTGTACCATCCACTAATTTAGCTGACTCAAATTTAACTTCCATCCCCAAGATTTCTCTAACTTGGTTTAATTTTAGTTTGTAAGTCATTGTGTATAGTTTTTGTTTTGTTTATTCGCTATGTTCTTAAATATTAAAATATAACGTACTGACATATCTATCTCTTTAAATTTATTTACATATAATTTAAATTGATAATCAATCAGTTGAAAAATAATTGAAAAATAATTCACAAATAATTTTTTTATGTCAAATATTAGTGGTATATTTACTGTATAACAATTTAAATAAATAAAAAATGGAAAGTTTAACACAAACAAAAAAAGTAAAATTAAATCACGAAACTATTGAATTTATTTCATGGTGGTTACAAATGAACGAACATCCTGGTATTAAATACTGGAATTGGGATGTTATTGAAGCATGTGCTCCATTTGCAGAATTAAGACATTCACACATGGGCTTTGCAGAAACTGAAAAAGTTAATAGTGCTACTGAATGTATGAAAGAATTGTGCACTATGTTTTATTGTATGGTAGATGTTAATGCTAAAGGAAACTTATATGTTCCTGTTAAGTATATAAAATCTGCAATCAAAAGAGAACAAGATCGATTTAAAGAAAATAATGCTGGTGGATTTGGTCGCTTTTATGCTAGATTAAATTACATCATTAATCAAAATGAAACACTTTCTTAAATACACAATCATCTGGGTTTCACAGAATCTCGCCATTCCATTTTGGTCATTAGGACACTTACATCTAATGCTCAATATTTATGATGATCTGGTCGAGATATGTGCATCTCTTGGTATGAATATAATAGTTTTTATTGGATTTTTATTAAGTTATTTTGAAGAAAAAAAGGCTAATCGTTTAGATTAGCCTTTTCTTTTATCCTTTAAGTATGTTTTTGATTTTGTCATACTTTCTTTTGTATTCGATTTCTTCCATGTCTGCAAAGTCACCTTCGACGCTGAACCCCTTCAGTTCTCCATTCTTAATTCTTTTCCATGTTTCTGGATCTTCTACTTTCATCTTACACATCCAAGTTCCTACAGGTACATCATAACCATAAAGTGTATTAGCTTTATCATCAGCAGATTCTACTAACCAACTTTCAAAGATATAAGTTCCAGCATTTTGATTTGGATCATGATCTTCGTTAATATCATTAGTTCTTGCTTGTTTCATGTACTTCATTGCAATCTCTTTGATAGTTTCTTCAGAGAATTTAACATAATACGCTTCACCATCTTCATCTCTTCTTAGAATATTCATTGAAGGTATCATACAAGGTCCCACGACAACTCTTTGTTCATCATCAGCAAACATTAATTTACTAAATGCTGAATGACCTGATAATGGTGGTAAACTTCTTTCTGGTCTTTTAACATAACCTCTACCAGTTGTAGTTCTTGGAGCTGTTGCTGCATCCATTTGAATGTTATCATCTGGTTGTGCTTCAGTTAACTGTAACTTTTTACCAACTCTTTGAGCATCATAAGCTTGCCAGTAATGTTGGCAGTTAGTTCCACCTTTATATTTGAATATTGAGTATTGACCTCCACCATTTCCTGGTCCAAATTCTTCATTAAATGAATCCATTGCATCAATTTCTTCTCTTGTATAGAATCTTCTCAATCCCATTAATCTTACACAGAAATCTCTTGAGTTTCCTGCTACTCTTGAACTTTTATATTGGTATAATCTTTCAACACCATCAGCTTTTGTGATAGTTCTAGCTGGTGTGTAGTCTGCAGATTTAGGATCTACAGCAAACTTATTGTTAACTATAGTACATTCTTCTTCCGAGTAACCCATTTCAGCAGCCATTGCCAAAATAGTATCTAATACGTCTTTAGTGTAAACGTCTTCTATGCGCTTTGGTTTAACTCCAGGATCTACGTAAGGTGTAAGTCCAGTTGTATCAATTTCAAGTGTTTCTTTTTTAAAGTATCTGAAATCTAATTCGATTGCTGGTTCTTCAACCAATGCAATTGCTGATACTCCGCTGAATTCATCATCAGGTAAAATACCTAAATCTATAATCTTTTTGTTGTTTTCCATGTTATATTTATTTATTTTAATGGGTCGATTTTGTCTTTGACATCTTTAGCACGTGCTGTTAACTCTTTAAAGTAATCCCAGAATCCTTTCTTTTTAACTGCTTTGAAGTTCTCATCGATAGAGAATAACTCAATTGAAATCAAAGTCAATGCAACTATTTTAGTGGCAAATAATGGAACTGTAAAGAACTGTTGAATAATATCATTTAGAATAAAGGTGTCGACACAAAATATTAAAACAACTGTCATTTGATACAAGAACATCTTTGAAATGATTTGACTCAACTTTCTTGAAGTTACTTCTTGTTTTAGTTTTTTGGCTTTCCATATTCCCATTATGGTGTCTGCTATGATGCATACGCCCACTGTTACCATGATACCAGTTATAGGCGCTAAAAATGCTGATATAATCATCAATAATCTTGTACTACTACTTTTTAATGCTAACTTTAAATAGATTAGCTGTTCTAATATGTGCTCCATTGTTAACATTAGATTTTGGCTATGTCTTTGATTCGTTTATCTGCTTCTTGTTGTGAAGTCATATCAGATGCAACAACATAAGTTTTAAATACTGGAGCTGCATTGCTATTACCACCTGGAGTTTGTATTGGAGCTCCACCACCAGCTTGATTGATTTGATTTAATAAACCACCAAACATAGAAGTTGAATTAGCATTAATAACTGATTCTCCGTTTGATAACATAGCAGGAATAGAATCTGATGTTCCAGTTCCAGCTCCACTTACATAACCACCACTTGCAAATTTACTTGCTGATGGAGCAGGAGCAGAAGCCATAGTTCCACCACCAGAACCACCTGTAGTAGGTACTTGTACTGTTAAGATCTTTTTAACGTTCATTAAACCACCAGCAACAGCTACACCAGCTGCAACAGCAGCTAAAGCAGGACCTACAATTGGAATACCAGCCAAAGATGCGTAAGCTTTTTGAGCTGCTAAGTAAGTATCGATAGTTGTTTGAGCAACCGCAGTGGCTTTACCAGCTACTGTATTTTGTCCTAATAAAGCAGAAGCATTACCTAACATACTTGAGATAGCCTCTAAATTGGCTTTCTTGGCATCAGCAGCAGCTTTATCAATTTCTGCTCTAGCTTTTGCATTCTCTTTAATAGCGGCAGTCCTTTGATTTTCACTTTCAAAGGTCATGTTATTAATGATTTCTTCGTTAGCTTTGTTTAAAGCTATCTTCTCATCGTATGTTGTAGTCTCTTGACCGATTAACCATTGGTTATAACCCAATTGGTCTTCCATGTCTTTTTGCTTGAATGCAGCGTCTTGTTCTTTAACTTTTGCATCATTAACTGCTTTAACTGCAGCAATCTTCTCACCTTTTTGTGTTTCTGTTAGCTCAGATGCATTAATTTCTGCGATTTGTTTGTCTAATTCTACTTGTAATTCTGCTGCAGCACGAGTTCTTGCGTTCTCGATGTTCATCAAATACGCAGTATTCTTGATCTCTTCTAAATCCTTTTGGAATGTAGCTTCTTTTTCTTTTCTTGCTTTAGCTTGCTCATCTAAAAGGTTTTGAGTCTCTTGTGCTTGAGTAGTATCTAATTGTTTTTGTTGTGCATATAAAGATGTAAGATACTTTTGCTCTTCTTTGGTTAGATTCTTTTTACTTGCGTATTTGTTAATTTGAATCTGTAACTCTCTGTCAGCATTTTGTTGTTGAATCTCTAATTCTTTTTGAGCTCTTTTATCAGCATCTTTGATTGCATCAATTTCTGCCTTTTGTTTTAACTCTAATATCTTTTTCTCAGATTCAGTAGTAGCTGTTTGAACTTCTTTTAAATGCTCTTTGTATTTCTCTTTACGTTCTTTATCTTTTTCAGCAGCTTTTTCATTAGCTTCTTTAGCTTTTTCTTGCTTTTTCTTTTCGTATTGAGCTTGATCTACTTGAGCTTGATTATTTAGATCTTTAACAGCAGCTTGAAGTTCTGCTAATTTCTTTTTCTTGTCATCATCTAACTCACCATCAATCTGTTGTAATTTTAATAATTGATTGATAGCTGCTGTTCTTGATGCAACTTCTTCTTGGTTAATCTTTTTCTTTTGTGCAAGTAATTGCTCTTCGGTTGCACCTTGTGCTTCCATTAAGGCTAATCTTCTCTTACTTGCAGAAATTTGTTTGTTAGATGCAGATGAAACGTCATCTAATGCTGTAATAGTTTTCTCAGCATTCTCTCTGGTTTTTGCAGTAGATGCATCATCGATTAAACCAAATGTTAATAACGATGCTAAATCTCTGGCTTTACCAATAACGTAATCAATTGCTTCACCTAGTGGTTTAAATGCGGATCCAAACTTTTTAACAGCTCCAACAGCAACTGTTATACCTATAACTAATGCAGCAAGTGCTGTTACGATTAAACCAATTGGATTGGCAGCTAAAATGGCATTAGTGATTAATGCTTCTTTACCGAATAATCTAGTTGCAACGGCTGCAGCTTTTTCTGTTGTAGTTCTCAATGCAACTGCGGCATCTACTTTTAACTCTGCAAGTTGTCTAGCATTCAATGCTGCTGTGATCACTCCGTTTGCTGTGGCTGAGATAGTTCCTAAAGCTTTAGATTCTACTCCGAAACTTTTTAAAGCTCCTTCAGCAACATCAAATGAGCCTGAAATACCACCAGCAAGATCATTGAACTGATCTTTTACTTCTTTAGTTCTTGTATCGTTTTTGAATTCTCTAACAGCTGCTTTAGCTTGTTGAATTCTACCTGTAATTTCTTCAAAGTTTTTAGAACCAAAATCTGCGGCAGCAGCTTCTTTTGTTAAGTCTCTGACAGCTTGATTCATTTCGTCTAATGATTTGACTGTTCTGTCAATACCATCAACCTTAATTGTAAATCCTATTTCGTTATTTGCCACTTTGTTCTTGTGTTTTTATAATTATAAATATAAAGAAGAGACCTTTTGAAAGCCTCTTCTTCATTTTTTTTAGCAATATAGTACTCGTTGTATTAAATATGATCCACTTGCTTGGAATGAACCTTGTACCATACATGATGTAAAGAGCACTTCTCCATCAAACATTGAACCGTATGTGATACCTCCACCTCCACAATATTCGTATGAATAATCTAAAGTTTGACCAGAAGTATTTAGTACTCTCAAAGTTACACAGTCTTCAGATGCGCCACAATCAATAGCACAATCACCATCAAGTTGTACTACACCATTGGTTCCTACTTGTAAAGATATGTTACTATTGTATGCATACCAACCTGGCGCTGCAAATGTAGATCCTGCTTGATTAAAATATAAAATTGAGTTTGAACTCCAATTAGGATTAGTACCATAAACTGTTTCAAGAACTGGTGTACCAGTAACTCCACAAGATACACAAAGATCTGGATCATACGCTACATCAAATGGATATAAAGTGTTACAAGTACATGTATTGATGTTTGTATAACCAATAATTACACCGTAGTTATCAGTTTGTGCAATAATACCACCGTCAGAATACCAACCAGCAGTAACTCCTGCATTAGCATTAGCATCTTGATATAAAACACTTGAACTAGCTAATGAAGCATTTTCACTGTACACAATTGTGTTAGGTTGATTACAATACGATTCACAAGGTGTATTTGTAGATTTATATACGTTAATAGGATATAAAATAGGTTCACTTGGTCTAAAGATCATATCGTATGTTGCTGCACCTTCTTGTGGTGTAAATGAATAACCTGTTGCAAATGAAGTAATTACAGATCCAGTAGTTTTGTTAACTTTAACAAGATCTCGACTTGGAAATGCAGTATTACCATTAACAGTATTGTATTGACCGCCAACATAAATTCCTGTAGAATCTAAAAGTAATTTATTAACTTCAGATGTTAAAGGTCCACTCATAGTCATATCAGATACGAAGCTAGAGTCATAGATACCTGCTGAATTTAATTTTGCAAAATTATCACGATCGTATGTTGTACTATTTTGGTATATCGTATCAAATTTACCAGCAACCCAAATTCCAGTAGAATCTATAACCATTGAACTAATTTTAGGAAAATTATCAATAGAGTCTTTAAACAATGCAGTGTTAGAACCAGCCCAGTTAATAAATGTACCTGTTATAGCATCTGCTTTTGAAACTGAACATTGATAGATTCCACCAGTATCTCCACCTCCAACTTGATAACCATAATATGCAACGTTGTTATAGAATGCAACTGTTTGTAATTTAATAGTACCTCCTGGATAATTAGGAGAACCATATACAGGTGTCATACTCCATGTAGTATCTCTTGTACCGTTTAGATTTAATCTAACTGGTGAAAGATAACCATCAATTATAGCATACAACTGATTATTATAACCGTATATTCTTTTAACATCAGTACCTGCTGAAAAGAAGGATGTAAATGCAGTATTTAATGTACCGTCTAAATTTAAAGAAACTATAGCGTTAGCTGTTAATCCATTAAATGTATTAAACGCACCAGCCATGTATATTTTGTCTTGATAAACAATAATATCATTTACGAATTGAGTAGTTCCTAATGCAGTACCAATATTTGTTTTAAAGGTTGTATCGATAGCACCATTATAATCTAATTTTGCTATACCTGTTGGGTGTGTAATTCCTTTGTATTTGTCGAAATATCCACAAACATAAACATTATCTTGAGTAGCATCAACGCCTGTAATATATGCGGTACCACCATAAACAGTGTATGTAAATCCACCTTGACCTATGTTAAATTGTGTGTTAATATCACCCACATTATTTACATCTGCTATAGCACCATATAAACCACCACCTACACCAGGAAAACCAGCAGATTTGTATTGATTAAAGTTACCAACTACTATGATTTCATCTTCAATAGGTGCAGGATCTCCACCAGAAACATAACCAGATAATTGGTATAGATTTGCTGCTGTGATAGTTCCTGTACTATAGATCGTTCTAGATCCTGGCGTATCATTAATGTTATAAAATACTGTTTGACCATTTACGT